GGCGACGCCGGCGGACGCTACAAGGCGTTTTTCGAAAACATCGGCGCCGCCTCGGAAAAGCTCGGCATGAAGTTCACCGACCAGCAGGGCAAGGTGCTGCCGATGATGACCATCCTGGACAAGCTCCAGGGCAAGTTCGGCGACCTCACCAGCGCATCGGCGGGTGCCAAGCTGATGGAGGCCTTCGGCGGCGAAGGCGCCCAGGTGATCGGCGCGCTGGCCAAGGACACCGATCGGCTGCGCAACGGCATCGAGCAACTGGGCAAGGTGCGCGGGTTGGAGAACGCCGAGCACATGGCCCGGGCGATGGTTGACCCGTGGCAACAGTGGGCGTCCCTGGTCGAAGTCATGCGAGTGGTGTTCGGTCAGGTGTTGATCCCGGTGCTGTCGCCGTTCATGGCCAAGATGGTGGACATCGGCAAAACGCTGGTGCGCTGGTCGCAGCTGTTCCCGAACATCACCCGGGTGATCGGCATCACCGCGCTGACGATCATGGGCATCGTCGCCGCGATGTCGGCGCTGACCATGGTGGTGGGCATTGCCCGCATGACCTGGCTGGGGATGCTGACCGTGTGGAAAGTCTTCCAACTGATGGGGCTGCGCACCGTCGCGGTGTTCATCCTGCAGAAGCTGGCCATCCTCGCTTACGTCGCCGTGATCTACACGCTGAGCGCCGGCCTGGCGCTTATTCGCGGCGCCATGATGCTGTGGCAGGGCGCGATCTGGCTGGTCAACTCGGCTCTGTTGGCCAACCCGGTGGTGTGGATCGTGGTCGGGATCGTCGCCCTGGTGGCGGTCATCGTGGCGGCGGTCTACTTCTGGAAGGAGTGGACGAGCGCCCTGATGAACACGGCCGCGTTCCAGTTCGTCGCCGACAAGCTCCAGAAACTGTCCGACTGGTTTAACTCCATGGGCGGCTGGTCGGGCATGGCCAAGGCCGCGTGGGACAGCATCGTCGACATTTTCACCAAGGCCGTTAACGGCGTGATCGAGCTGCTGAACAGCATCCCGGGCGTGAACATCGAAGCGCGTTTTGGCGGCATGCCCGAAGTGCCAGGCGTCGATGCCGCGACCAACGCCGCAGACACCGCCAACGCCGCGCAGAAAGCCCAACAGACCATCAACGCGGCAATCCCCAGCCTGTCACCGGCGCGTCCGTCTGCCGTGCCGGCGGGCGGCCTGCTGACCAGCATCCAGAACACCAACAGCAGCCAGAACAAGGGCACGCATGTAGAGAACGTGACTATCAACACCGGCAAGCAGATGACGCCGCTGGAGATGGAAAACATGGTCGCCATGGCGGTGGGCGGATGAGCGAGTACGTGGATCTGCTGATCGTCGGCAACGACCTAGCGCTCGATCCCTCAAACCAGCCCCGTTTGATCGATGACCGCGCCTGCATCGCCCAGGACATCGCCCACATGATCCGCGACAGCGGGCTGCTGGTGACGCTGGTGGCCGAGCGCGATCGCCTGCGTCAGCGCGATTGCGTCCAGCGAATGGAACTGCTGGTGGAGGGCGACGTGCGCCTGGTGCCGGGGACGGCACGCATCAACCAACAGGAACCAGGCGTTTACCTGGTGACCGCCAAAACCCTGAAGTTCGGATCGATTGAGGTAAGTCTGTGAGCGTCGATTTTAAAAAGGTGATCGCCGACGCCGGCATCCCGACCACTGAGGCGGCGTTGAAGGCCGAGTGGGAAAAGGAAGTTGAAGCCCAGGGCGCGAAAGTGGCCAACACCAGCAGTTATTCGCCGTTCTGGCGGGTGGTGACCGCGCTGGTGACCAAGCCGGTTCTGTGGCTGCTGGATTTCCTGTGCCTGACCGTGCTGCCCAACTTCTTCGTGAAAACGGCGGTCGACACCTGGCTGGATACGCTGGCCTGGGCGGTCAATGTCGAACGCAAGGGCGCGACCAAGGCCCAGGGAAAACTGCTGTTCACTCGGGCCATTCCGGACGGCGTGCTGGAGCTGGAAAAGGGCATTGTGGTGCAGTCCGCCGCAATCAACGGCAACGTTTACCAACTGGTCACTACGGCGCCGGCGACGTTCCAGCAGGGCCAGCTCCAGCTGGACGTTCCGGTCGAGGCGATCGAGGCGGGCAGTGGTTTTAACCTGGCCCCGGGTTACTACGCGATCCTGCCGGTGCCGATCCCCGGCATTGTCCAGGTGGTGAACAAAGACGGTTGGCTGGCTTCACCAGGTGCAGATCCGGAACCCAACGACCAGTTGCGCCTGCGCGTGCGTAACCAGTTCTCGGCGGTCAACCAGTGGCACACCGACGCGGTGTATCGCGCCATGATTTCCGCCTTCCCGGGCGTGCGTCCGGATGGCGTGTATTTCGAACACGGCGCCCCGCGCGGGCCAGGCAGCGCCAACGCCTACATCCTGTTCGATGCGGGTGTGCCGGCGGCCAGTTACCTGGAAAAGATCAACGCGCATATCCGCGACCAGGGCAACCACGGTCACGGCGATGACCTGCTGGCCATGGTTATGCCGGAAACCCTCTCCAGCATTGTGGTGAACGTCTGGCCGTTCTCCAATCAGACGCCAGAGCAGAAAGCCACACTCAAACAGGAGGTGGAGTTTTTTGTACGTGCGGCCTTTCGCGAAAGCACGCCCCGCGACTACCAGCCCACGCTGACCTATCCGCAAGCGCGATTCAGCAAAAGCCGCCTTTGCACTGAACTGCACGAACAGTTCCCCAGCATTGAGGCGGTGAAAATCACGCCGATGGTGGATGTGGTGAACGGTCTGTCCATACCCCGTCTGGAGAACCTGACGGTGGTGATCCAGTGATCAAGATCAAATTGCCTTTTTGGCTCGGCGGCACCGAGCTGACCAAGCTGGTCGCGGCTGCACAGTCCTGGTGGGAAACCGTCACCGGCTGGCTGCGCTGGCCCTATTCGCAGATCGATCCGGACACCTGCCACCTGAGCATCCTTGAACTGTGGGCCTGGCAGCGGGACGTGACGCGCTTCACCGGCGAGCCGGAAAGCCTGTTCCGGCTGCGCGTGAAATACGCCTTCATCAACTCGGTCGACGCGGGCAGCACCGCCGGCATGAAACGCATTTTCGAGCGTCTGGGTGTCGGCTACGTGGAGATCGAGGAGCGCCAGCCCGATCGGGATTGGGACGTGGTGCTGCTCAAGTTCAGCAACGCCCAGCTGTCGCTGAACCCCGAGCTGCTGCGCGTGCTGATCCAGCAATACGGTCGGACGTGCCGGCGCTATGACTTCGTGACCATCACCCCCGTGGGCCTGCAAATCGGCCTGATCGACTTCAACGACGACCAGCAAACGCTGGTCGCCAGCCTGTAGGAACGCATTGTGAGCGCTAGTATTACGTTGGCCGGCGAAGGCCAAATCGCCCTGAAGCAAAGCCAGAAAAAGCCCCTGGTCGTGACGAAATTCATTTTCGCCAACGTGCCCGGGTTGGCCACCGAAGCGCCGGTGGATCGAGCCGCCGGCAAGCCGCCAGTGGGCCAAATCGTCCACACCTACGAGATCCCCAAGGAGAACGCGGGTTTTGTGAACCCCAACCAGATCGTCTACAGCGCGCAGCTGGGATCGGACGTCGGCGATTGGGACTTCAACTGGGTCGGCCTTGAAGACGCTGACGGCCTGTTGTTCGCCGTGTCCTACGTGCCGCTGCAGCAAAAGCGCAAGAACATCCCGCCGCTGCAGATCGGCAACAACGTCACCCGCAACTTCCTGGTGGCGTTCGACGGCGCCCAGGCGCTGACCGGCATCACCATCGATGCCAGCACCTGGCAGCATGACTTCACCGTGCGCCTTGCCGGCATCGATGAGCGCGAGCGCCTGAGCAACCGTGAGCTGTACGGGCGCGCCTGTTTCTTCGGTGATTCGCTGCTGTTCGAAAAGACGGCCAACGGGTTTCAGTTGCGCCAGGGCGTGGCCTATATCGAAGGCATTCGCGTTGCGCTCTCGGCGCCGCTGCCGGTGACCGGCGTTATCCCGGTGGGAAAAATCACCCTGGACGTATGCTTGGAGCGCCAGTTAAGCGATCGCGCGGCGTCGTGGAAAGTGGTGTTCGGCGAACCGGCGGACTACACCGATTCCGCCGGCGCGCGCCACTACTGCGTACCCATCGCGCACTACCTGTCCTCGGTGGGCTTTTCGGACATGCGCCTGCCTGAGCCGATCAACGGGTCGTTGATTCAGTACCTGGCGGCGCGGGACGGTGACTACGCCAACCTGCGCGCCCGGGGCACGACGAAAGAAGACGTTCAACTGGGCAACCTGCCGAACGCCAAGAGCGATGACCCGACCACCAACAGCAGCGACATCCTTGCGACCACGGCCGCGTTGAACAAGCTGCAAAAGCAGGTCGGCGACTCAATGACCGGCATGGTGGCCACGTTCGCCATGAATAGCCCGCCGGCGGGTTGGTTGGCGTGTAACGGTGCCGCGATTTCTCGCACCGCGTTCGCCGGTTTGTTTGCGCGGATCGCCACGCACTATGGCGCCGGTGATGGGACGACCACCTTCAACTTGCCCGACATGCGCGGCTTGTTCCCAAGAGGCTGGGACGACGGGCGCGGCGTTGATCCCAACCGAGCATTCGGCAGCTTTCAGGACATGATGATCCATTCCCACGCGCACACGGCATCGGCTGCAGCGGTCGGCGACCACGCGCACACGGCTTGGACGGACGCCCAGGGCAACCACGCGCACGGAGCCTGGACTGACGTGCAAGGCGCTCACAACCACTCGGCGCCCAGCGCCCCGGGTATTGGCCAGGGGGCCGGCGGCATCAATTCGGTTCAGCAGTCCGGTGGCGCACACGAAACCTCGTGGGCAGGCGCTCACCAACACAACGTTCTGATGAACGCCGCCGGTAATCACGCGCACAACGTCGGTATTGGAGCCGGCGGCGCGCACACCCACGGCGTGACCGTCGCCGCTGCCGGCGGCACGGAAACCCGGCCCAAGAACGTGGCCCTTTTCTACTGCATCAAGTATTGAGATCGAGCATGAGCGAGAAAATCGTCTATCAGACCAACCACCTGGGAATCCTGGTGGGCACCGTGACCGCTAACGAATCGCCGCTGGAACCGGGCGTGTACATGATCCCGGGCGGCTGTGTGGAGACAGCGCCGCCGCCCATCCCCGAACATAAAGCGGCCTGGTGGAACGGCAAGGCCTGGCAGCTTGTGGACTATTTCGGCGGCGTGGTGGTGTACGACACCACGACTGGCGAACCGCGCACGCTCGAAGGCTTCGAGCCGGTGCCGGCGGGTTTCACCATGAAGAAGCCCGGGCCGAACCAGATCTGGAAGGACGGCGAATGGGTCGACGACATCGATGCCGTGCTGGCCGCGCTCCGGGAAAAAAAGCTGCAGGTGATCGCCACCGATTGCGCCGCGTATGTCGCCGGCGGATTCAACTCCAACGCCCTGGGCGACGCTTACCGTTACAGCAGCGCCATCGATGACCAGGTGAATCTGAACGCCCAGGTGTTGCTGGGACAGGATGACGTTTACCCGTGTACCGATGCTGACCAGGTGCTGGCGTTCCGGCCCCACACCATCGCCCAACTGCAGAAGGTCAGCCACGACCTGGTGCGCTTTCGTCAAGGCGCCCAGCAGTGCGCCGAGTTGTTGCGCCAGTCCGTTGAAAAGGCCCTGAAAGACAAAAACCTCAAGGCGATGAAAGCCATCACCTGGACGCCGCCGGCATGAACTGGGCACCGGTGACGATGCGCTGGCCGGAGCAGGCCACGCAATGGATGGGCGGGCTGTCCGCTGCCAAGGATCTGGCCACCGGCGAGCTGGCCAGCACCGCGCAACGGTTGGCCGGTTTGAGCGGGTTGGCCAACACCAACCCGGGGCCGGTCGGCGACGCCGCGAAAGGCGCCATTGAAGCCGGACGGGCGGCGCTGGCCGAGCAGTTGGGTCAGGTGCCCGCGTGCCTGGTGGTGACGCCTTTTCAAAGCGGCGTCGGCCAAGGCAAGGGCTATCAGCGCTTCCTGTCGGCGCCGAACGTGCTGGAGCACCTGGCCAAAAAACTGGAGGACGCCACCGACTCGGGCCGTCCGGTCGGGCCGCAATATGCCCTGTCGGTTCTGTTCCTGGGGACACGTCTGGAACAGTTGACCAGCGGCCTGTCGCGGTTCAACGCGTTGTTGCCGATCGGCGACCTGGTGCGCACCGAGCGGCGCGCTCAGCACCTGATGAAGCTTGAGACTGACAAGTGGGAGATCCCCGGCGCCGGTGCGTTGCCGCGCTGGCAAGGACTGCCACTGGAGCGCTGCACGGTGGTCAAGGCCGCGAAACAGTCCATGGCCGGCCAGTTGGCCGTGCTGGAGGGCTACGCCGCCGACAGTTCGCCGCTGGGCGATCTGGCTGCGCTGGCCGCTCGCAAGGCAGCACAGCAACAAGGGCGGGATCAACAATTGGCTGATCTGAAAAACCTGCTGGCTGGGGGTAACCCCGACGTCAGCATACGGGCGCGCCTGATTGGCCCGGGTAATCCCAGCGAGCTGCGCCAGGAGCTGCTGAGCGGCGACGCACCGGGGCATGAGTGGGTGCAATGCGCGGGCTTGCTGCTGGTGGGTACGCAAGAGGGGTTGAGTTTTGTACGGGAGCTGGTCGGCCTATGACGCTGTTGCTCGATGGGCAAAAAGTCCAAGGGAAGAACCTCAAGGTCACCGGCAATCTACGCATCGAAAGCGGCGACATGTCGGGGCAGACCAGCAACACCGACAAGGCGCACAAGGGCTTCAAGCCCAAAACGTTGGCCGTCTCGCTGATGATCCCCTTCGTTGAGCGGGTGCAGCTGACTGACTTGATGCGTCTGGCCGAAGCCACGGCGAGCGGCGGCGAGCTGCACCTTTATCGCGTCGTGAACGATACCGCCGAGGCGTTCGGCGTGCGCCAGGTGGAGTTTTCCGAAGGCGTCAGCGCCCGGGAAGCCGACAACCTGAAAGCCTGGCTGGTGCAGTTCACGCTGAGCGAGCGCGAATCGAACCCGGAAAAGGTCGAGGGTCGACGCGCCGGCAACAAGGTCGACGCCCAGAGCGCCCCGGGCAGCGCGGTGGGCGAAGGTGGGGGCGGCTCAGGTTCGAGCGACAACCCGGAACTGAGCGGCTTTGAAAAGGTGCTGGGCCGCGTGGATAAGTGGCTGGGGAGTGAGCAGACGTGAAACTGCACAAGGTTCTGTCGATCAATGGCGCGCCTGTTCGCCTGGTCAAGGAAGACGTGCGGCTGGATGCCAGCAGTCCAGGGCGGGCGAACTTCACCGTTCAGTCTGCTGAGCCGCTGAAAGGGTTGGTGACGCTAGATATCGGCTACAACGACCGCACGCTGCAGCGCCATTTCATCGGCTACGTCGAGCGTTGCACTGCCGCCAATGGCAAAGAGCAGGTGCTGTTCTGCCGTGAGCTGGCTGCTGTGCTGGCCAACCCGTTGCCGCTGAACTTGCGTCACGTCGATCTGCGCGCTGTGCTGGCGGCCATCAGCGAGCAGACGGGCCTGCGCTTTCGCGTTCCCGATCGGCCATACGCCGGCGTGAAGGCACCGTACTTCTACAGCCTTGCTGCCGGATACCAGGCCATGGATAGCCTGGCCCGAGTGTTCAGTATTCCCGACTTCACCTGGCACCAGCTGGGCAACGGCGAAGTGTTCGCCGGCAGCTGGGCTGACAGTTTTTTTGGCGCCCGGGCGGCGCTGCAGATCCCCACGGAGCTGTTCGACGGCTACCAGGGCAACCAGAGCGCAATGGTGGCGGCCCTTCCTGGCCTGCGACCGGGTGCAACGATCAACGCCGGCGAACGTGTCACCAGTGTGGCACTCGCCAATGACCAGATGGCCATCCGATGGAAGACGCAATCCGCCGCGCTGTAGAGCGCCAATTCCCCGAACTCACCGGTGGTTACCACCTGCCACGCTTCGCCCGCGTCATCGCCGTAGCCGATGCCCCGGCGGATGCCGGGATCTGCGACGACTTCCGTCCGCGCTACGCGGTAGACATCGTTGTTCTCGGCCCAGACGACGAGCCTGATCCGGCCATCCCGCTGCTGACTGGCGTACCACTGCCGCTGCCTACGGGGGGCGAGGACATGGGCATTTATGCCTTTCCGGAGGAAGGCACCCGCGTTGTGGTGTGCTTTGCCTATGGCCTGCCGAACAAGCCCTATATTCAGTCGATTCTGCCGCACGGCCTGAGCATGCCCAAGGTGCCAAAGGGCGACCAGGTGTGGCAGCACAGCGGCACCACCCAGCAGCGGGTCGACGCGGACGGCAACTGGTTACGCCAGACCGATGGCAAGATCCGGGATCAAGCGATCGAGCGCGAGGTTGAAGCCCTGGACAACCGCGAGCAGTTCCAGAGCCACACGCGGGCGGTCGATGACCACTCTACCGAGTCAGTGGGTGGGGTGAAGACGATCGAGGCGCTTGGCGCACTCAAGCTGCTGTCGGGCGGATCCGCGAGTCTGGCGGCGGTGGACGATCTGCACCAGGCGACCGGGCGGGATCTGAACTTGGTTGTGGGGCAGAAGCACAGCGCCACGGTAGGCGGTGATATGCATGAGAGAATTGAAGGAATACGCCAAAGTATTGCGCGGGTAGGGCAGACCTACCAAGCTCCAAAAAATTGGATAGGTTCTGAAAATGTAAACATCTTTCAGATCGTATGTGAGACGCTTGCGTTAATGCAGGCTCTAAGCTCACAACTTGCCAAGCATTCTCATATATCTGAATCTTTGCCACACCCCGATGATATGGCAATGTTTCTTGAGACAGCCACTGCCGCGGGTAGACTGTTGAAAATGACTGCTGAGATAACTGAGCCTAGGCAAGGTTAATAGTTTTCTGGCCACTTCCACTCAGTCATTGGCTGAAAGCGAAGATGAATAAAACTTGATACTTCGGAGAAAAGTTTCATTGTTAAATGGTTGATCGAGTTGATTCTGGCGTACTTGCTTTTTACAAGAGCAAGATTTTCAGAGTTTATGGTGGATCTATCGCGGATTCTAGCCACCAAATCGATTGCATCAGCTAAGAAAGATGACTTTGATACAGCAGGATTCAGACAGACTACTGATTTGTCGAAAAGTAGATTTATTTTTTTCTCTACAATATTACAGCGGTATTCAATGTAAGAGCTAAATAGTTTACTTTTTGCAAGGTGAGTTTCATCATCGTTTTCTGCGTCTTTCCAGAATTTGTAGTTTTCATCTGCAATTTCTTGAAGAGTCTTTTCAATAGACGCTGCGAGAGAATTTATCTCAGACTGTCGAGCGAGGGCACGCGAGTTTTTAAAAACAAAAACCCACCCGATGAACATCAAGGCGATCGCAAGAATCCCTGTTTCAGCAAGGTATTTAATAGCTGTCAATTTGACTTAGCCTTAGGCTTGGCCTCTGAGATGTATTTTATTATATTGTTTTTAATACTTTCAAATTCAGTGACGAAACTAAGTCTTCGTAATACGTCTTCTTTTTTGAAGCCCTCATAAATTACTAAGCCTGCGAATGCCTCGTCTGAGAACGATGAGGGACAGCCCAGTACGTTGCTAAGATCAATTATTACATGTTCGTACTCTTCTAAGCGTTTGAGTAATATGTCTTTTCTAAAGCGAAGGCCATTGTCTTCCCCATCTTTATCGTCCCTCCCGAAGGGCATATCGGAAAATTCATTCCCGACGTCGATGGTGGTTTCAGGTTTCATCATTGGTCTCCAACATTAAATTCCACTGAATTAGCGTCCCACGGAACTGTGAACCTAAAGTTTCAAGAGTTTCTTGATCGTCTTTAGTCCTGTACTCATAGTGACCTAACCCGCTAAAAATCAGCATAGAACCGTGAGGGTTGCGTTGGACGAAATCTTTGGCCTCTGTCAACCCTTTTCCTCTGTTGTCTAGCTTAAATCGAGATTTTCCATAATCCACCGCCGCTTTAATACTCTTGGCGTCGGGTGATACCAAAACTTTATAACCCTTTAGATCAACCCATTTTGAAATGGTTTCAATGAGTGCTGCTGCCCATGGCTTTGTACTAATTGTAGCAGGTATGCCAGCACCCATATCGTATACGGCAATGAAAAATTGGTCATCTATACGTTGCGCAATGAACCACCAATTTCGAAGCGGTAGTGGCACTGGGCTATTATAAAATTCATCGTCATAGGCATGCTGCCATACGTTTGAAATGGACTCTGTAATAGCGTTATATGCAAGAATTTTGCCTTCGTGCATACCTGCTTTTAATACTGATGCTTGTGCGTACTTTAAAAGTTTTCTGAGCTCGCTCTTGTCTTTTTGTAAGTGAGCTTCATAGGTCATTGTGCAGATTTCTAAAGAATCAGGATAAGCCCGCAATGGTCTTGATCTTGATTCGCCTGTTAAATTCCAGAAGCCATAAGTTCTAAGGATTGCAGCAACTTCTTTGGATGAGGTGCAGGTGGTTTTTATTATATTCTTGTCGTTGTGAAGTTTTTGAAGTTGCTCAATGTTTGCGTATAGGACTAGTAGGGCTGCGCTCTTTATAGTG